ATCTGCCAGGAGATCACGTAAATGACCGAGACACCAGAAGTCACTGAGCCGAGTGGTCCGCGGATGGTCGCCTGCGCCCACTGCGAGGTCGAAAGCCTGGTCGATACAGGGGAAACTCCCGACTGGCTCTGCTCGAACTGTGGGCGCTATCAAAATTCGGTGGTCTGCCCGACGTGCCATTCGGTCGTCAGTCGCAGTCAGCTAGAGGAGGCAGCAGCGTAAGTCATGGCCAGGACCACTCTCACCGTCACCAGCACCGCCGCCGCCGGGACTGTGCTGCCGGCCTCAGCCGCGGTGGACGCCGGCAACGGCAATCAGTTCGTGAACACCGGCCGCGAGTTGATCGAGATCACCAACGGCGCGGCCAGCCCGATCAACGCGACCTTCACCACCAACGGCGTCTACACCGTGGGTGTGGTCCAGTACGCGATCGCCGACCTGGTGGTGAACGTCACCAACGCCACCACCAAGGTCTGCGGGCCGTTCGACAAGACGCTCTTCAACGACGGCAGCAACTTCGTCTACATCGACTTCAGCTCGGGAACCTCGGTGACCGCGCGGGTTATCTCGCTGGGCACCGCCTGATCTGATGTCCGTCTCGGTGACGCTCAACAACGTCAAGCTGGTCAGATTGATCGGCCAGCTCGGCCCCAACGCTTCGGCCGCGGTTGACGAGACGGCCCGCAGCATTCAGGAGTTGTCACGCGAGATCGCACCACGCCGTACCGGAGCGCTGTCGCAGAGCATCTACGTGAGCACGCCGAACGAAAGCGACTACGGTCAGCACGCCAGCGCGGCGAGCTCGCTGAACCCGCTCGCGCAGATCCAGCAAGAGGTGACGCCGCACAACGCCCAGTACATCACCGGGCCGCCACCCGATACCGCGTATGCGGACATCGTCGGCGTCGCCGTTCAGTACGGGCTCTTCAATGAGCTGGGCACGCGCTACATGGCGCCTCATCCCTTTTTGTTCCCGTCCATCGAGCCCAACAAGAACACCTTTATTTCGAGCATGTCGAGCATCGCGAATGTATGACCGCGGACCTTTCTCGCGTCGATCAGTGGATGTGGGGGGTGCTCGACAACGACGCGGTGCTGTCGTCGGCAGTCAGCCATCGGATCTACGCCGACGAGGCGCCGGAAAGCGCGCCGGCGCCAATGGTGGTCTTTGCCTATCTGGGCGGTTCCGACAAGTTGCTGACCTTCAACGCGCGGCTCTCAAGTGTGCTCTACCTGGTGCGTGCGATTGGAGACGGCTCTTCCTACAACCCGATCGAGGGAATCGCGGACCGCATCGACGCGGTGCTCGCGGTGCCAACGCAAGGCACCATCATCCGAGACGTGCGGATCACCTCGTGCAACCGCGAGCAGCCGCACCAGCGCAAGGATTCGGTGAACGGCATTCCGGTGGTGTATCTGGGCGGGTTCTACCGTATTCGGTTCCAGCCGGCTGACCAGTGACGGATCGAGATCGCGAGATGTGGGTCCAGATCAGGCGAGGGTTGCTGACTTGCGTCGCTGCGATCGAGCAGCGATACAACCTGCCGCGTGGCAGCATGTGGACACTTGGCGCCACGCCTCCGATAGAGGCTTCGCAAAGCACAGAGCCACCGCACGACGATGCGTTCGCTCGATCCTCTGCAGAAAGAAGGGTCGGGTAAGCCGTGGCTTTCAATTCAGGTAACGTCGCAACCTTCTCGCTCGGAGGGACCGACATATCCGCGTACACGACGAGCGTCAAAGTTGACATCACCCGCGACATCAAGGACATCAAGCCCATCGGCGGCTCTGCCGCGACCAAACTGGTTGGCGCCTACTCTGGGACGATCAGTCTTGAGGGTGGATGGGATCCGACTCTAGACGCACTCGTCTCAGGACTGATGCTGGCCACGACTCCAGCGACCTCAGCGTTCAGCCACAAGCCGGCCGGTGCTGGTGGCAGGACCATCGCCGGCAGCGCCTATGTGGCGTCGTACACGGTGACCACGCCAGGCGACGACACCGCGACGTGGGCGGCCGAGCTCGCCGTGGCAGGAACGATCACTGACTCGTAACCAATTGGGAAACACCATCTCCCCGAGGAGGGCACATGGCATTCGAGACTGACCCGCCGCACATCCTGACGGCCGACGAAATCTGGAAGGCGCAGGATATCGAAGAGCGCACCGTGGACGTACCGGAGTGGGGCGGGTCGGTGCGGATTCGCAGCTTCACCAAAAAGCAGACCGACCGTATGCTGCGTTCAGCTACCACCAGGGATCGGTTTGGCAAGGACACGACTGATAACCAGAAGTTAGAGGCACTGCTCTTTGTCGAAGGGGTGATCGAGCCAAAGTTCGATCTCGACGATTACGAGCGGGTGCTCGACAAGTCAGCAGTCGTGATCGCCAGGATCATCAAATCGATCTCGGAGGCCTCCGGACTGTCAGATTTGGCAGTCGCGGAGGCTGATAAAAGAGTTCGCGCTCAACCCGGTCAAACGATTCGAGTTCTTCCTGGCGCGGGAGCTCAAGATGACACGGGCGGAACTCTTGCGACGGATGTCGGCGCGTGAGTTCGCCGAGTGGGCCGGGTTCTATCAACTTGAGCATCGCGAGCAGGAGCAGGCTCGACAGCGCGCCGAGAATAAGGCCAACGCCCGTGCGATCGCGAGCAGGATGCGGGCATAGGTCATTGCAAATCGGTGAGCAGGGAGCGCCGGTCAGATTCGAGCGCGGACAGGTCGTTGGGATGTCCGCGGACGTTGACGATGGTCGAATGCAGCAGGTTGCCGTTGTAGGACAGGTCCAGGTCAAGCTTCGGCATGACCTCGTCTGCCGCGGCGTTGAACTGAGCGTAGAACGCCGCGGCATTGCCGTGGTCGCCGGCTCGCAGCGCGACGATCATCGACGCCAGCGGTCCCTCGATCTTCGATCGCATAGCGCGATAGTCGGGTGACGGAGTAGCGGTGGCCGGCACGGCAGTGGGCGGGCGAGTCGCCGCGCTGGTGGGGGCGGTAGGAGCCGTGGCGGCCGATGAGGCCGCGCATGCGGTAGCGAAGAGCAGCAGGAGAGCGGTGGCTATGAGCGAGCGCATCAGCGCATTGTGCTCGCTGCTGGTTGAGCAGACGTAAATGGCGACGTCCATAGCTGATCTGTTCGTCAGCGTGAGCGCCGACGTCAGTGGCGCGGTCAACGGGCTGAACAATCTCGGAGCTCAACTCAACGGTACGACACAGCAGTTCAAGACAGCGACGCCGGTCGCGCTGGCCTTTGAAGCAGCGGCAGGATCGATTGCCGCCGGGCTGGGCCTGTCGATCAGCACTGCGGCCGATTTCCAGAAGCAGATGTCTGGTGTCCAGGCAGTGATGTCGCCAAACGAAGCGCAGGCGCTCAGCGGTGCGCTGTCCGATCTGGCGCTCAAGCTTGGCCGTGACACGGTGTTCACCAGCCGCGAGGCCGCCGCGGGGATCGAGGAGCTGGTCAAGGCTGGCATCTCGGCTCAGGACGTACTGGACGGTGCCGGCACGGCCGCGCTGAGTCTGGCGGCAGCGACCGGCATTCCTGTAGCTCAGGCCGCGACGGTGGCCGCGACGGCGATGAACACGTTCAGCATTCAGGCCTCCGACCTGTCCAGCGTGGTCGATCTGCTGGCGGGCACCGCGAATGCCTCAGCCGCGGACATCTCGCAATTGCAGTTCGGCTTGCAAGCGGTTGGGCCGGTGGCGTCGCAGATGGGGCTGAGCCTGGCCGACACGACGGCCGCGCTCGGCGTGTTCGCGAATAACGGGCTACGCGGCCAGGACGCCGGCACCTCGCTCAAGACCATGTTGCTGAACCTGGTGCCGAGCACCAAGAAGGCGAGCAACGAGTTCAAGCAGCTCGGTTTGATTACCGCCGATGGCGCCAACGTGTTCTTCAATGCCGAGGGGCATCTGCGGAGCCTGGCCGACATCTCGCAGATCCTGCAGGACGCACTGAGTGGCCTGACCGACGAGCAGCGCATCAACACGCTCCAGACGCTGTTCGGCACGGACGCGGTGCGAGCTGCCTCGATCCTGTTCAAGACTGGTGGCGACGCGGTCAATCAATTCCACGACGAGGTCGGCAAGGTGTCGGCCTTTGACGCCGCGAAGACGCGCTTGGACAACTTCGACGGCGCCATGCAGAACCTCGGCGGCTCGCTTGAGACAGTCGAGATCATCATCGGCAACCTGTTTCTGCCGACACTCAGAAATCTGGCCGACCAGGCACGCGGAGTGGTCGATCAGTTCAGCACGCTTTCTCCCGAGACGCAGAAGCTGGTGGTGTTCATCACCGCTGGAGTCGGAGCATTCCTTGGCTTGCTCGGCGCCTTCATCCTGATCGCGCCGTTCCTGGCAGCACTGCCGGCGGCATTCGGCGCGCTCGGAGCCATCCTGGCGATCGTGTTTGGTCCGATCGGGTTAGCGGTCGCGGCGATCGCGCTGCTCGGCGCCGGCCTCATCTTCGCCTTCCAGAACAGTCAGCAGTTCCACGACGCCGTGCTCACGCTCTGGGATGCGATCCAGAACAACCTGGTGCCGGCTATCGCGGCGACGGCCAATACGCTGGCCGGATTCCTGGGTCCGATCTTCGATCAGATCAGCCAACTCTTCCTGGCGTTCGTCTCGGACGCCGCGCCCAAGGTGCTGCAATTCTTCCAGACCGATCTGCCGAATGCGCTGGCGACGATGGGCGCTCAGGTCGCCACGCTGCAGCCGTTGTTTGACGCGCTGAGCAGTTTCTTCGGCGCGATGTTCAACGTCATCGGATCGCTG